GTTTAAAAACTCGTAATTATCTGAGTGTTGCATACCTCTATTTAATCCAGTGAATGGGTCAATAAAAGCAACGTCGCATTCTTGAGTTTCTATTATCTTTAACATCTCTTGAGGCGTGTACATTTGTTCGTTACTGACAAATTTAAACCATTGCTCAATAATCTTGTTGTAAGTTAGTATTTCGTCTTTTGATAGGTCGTTAAATTTATTACCTGAATACATTTGTATTAAGTCACGCATCACTTGACCGCTTGAGTTCTCACCCATCCACAAAACAAACTTCAAATTATGTTTAGTTGCTAAACAAAGGAAGTACCAAAGCATAAAATATGACTTACCAACATTATCGTGACCAAGAACTATATTAAGTTGTTTACTTTTAAATAGAATGTAATCGTCTAATACGCATCCGATGCCTAATCCTTTAGCAATTTTACCATCTTTATAATCTAGTAGGTAATTAGTACTATGTCCATCTTGCAATATCATTTTCTAGTTATTTGTTTCATTACATTTTCATAATACAATTGATCATTTGTTTTTATTTCTAAAGAACCTTTTTCCCAAGTCCTAACACATGCTTTCCAGTCCTTCATTTTGTTCTTACCTACCATCCAACCTTTTGATTCATAGAAATTAACAAACTTACTTACATCAATGTTATTTTTTCTTTCAATACAATATTCAGATACCTCATCAAATGTAGGTGGTTTAAATACATTCTTATTGTTATTGTTATTGTTATTGTTATTACCTCCTATTTTGCTCTTTTCTTGCTCTTGTATTGCTTCTTTATTGATCACCAATTGCTTTAGCTTTGGTTTCTTTCCGTTATTAAATCGCTTTATATTTGCATCTATTTGAGGTTTAATAAGTGTCCAAATAGTCTTAGTAACACCATACATTTCAGGTTCCTTAAAATCCAAACCATAACTAAATATTGCATCATATAAAATAGCTTGATCATTAATACTTAAATGCTGGATTGCCTCATAAAAACTCCTATAAAAAATCATTGAATCTCTCATATAAATAATTTTTGCTGTAACAAATCTAAAGAATAGACAAAACAACTGTTCTCAACTTTAAATGATTTGTTAAGTTTATTTAAAACATCGTTCTTTTTGCAAATAGGTTCGATATAAGCGTACTTATCATGTAATTGAATAAAAACATACAACTCACTATTTAAGTAGTCTCCAGCGTTATCTATATCACAATTAAAAGTATATGTCTTTGCCCTAGTTGCTTTAACTTGATAAGTGTAACCTTTTTCATCTGCAAAATCTATCTTTTCAAAGTCCCTATCAGCTAACTGTTTAAATAGTTTTTCGCCTTGATAGTTGTTATTAAACCAGATTTCAAATATTTTTTCTCCAATATATCCTGTTGATTCCTTTTGAATGCTTTCAGGTATTTCAATTTTCGCTAAATATGTTCTCATAATTATTTATTTTTTACAAAACTACCATTGATCATCTGACCTTTTCTTTTACTAATTACATCGTAAGCTAAGTTAATGCATTCTTCTATAGTGATACCATTAAAATACGCTATTGAAGTTAACACAACTACACAATCACCAATTGCATCAATTATTTCTTCATTGTCATTATTAATAATTGCTTTTGCTAATTCACCTGCTTCTTCTTGTAATTTAATATATTGCGTTTTAATATCACCTTTATTATAGATGCCTTTTTCTGTGGCCCATTCTCTAATCGGCTCAAATTCATTTTTTAGTTTCATAAGTTTTTATTTAAAAAGTTATTATAAATGTGTATGTTGCTTGCAAAATGGTAATACCATCCTGTTCTTATTCCTATTTCTTTGGCAATTAATTGCTGTAATTTTGAAAAGCAATATTGATCATTGCAAAAACCAAACCATAAATCATTTGAACGCATATTAACTGTCATGCATAATTCATCATTTATTATTTGAAAATGAATTGACAAAGTGCAAGGTGTGTCGTTAGTGTAGTTTGATATCTCCTTTCCATCATAGAATGTAATTACAGCTTGTCTAGTATCTGTACCATTAACATTGCTAATAATTAACTGATCTATAATTCTTTCAAGTTGATTACCTCTAACCCATTGCCAACCGTAATTAGACTGAACATTTCCAAACTCATCCATGTGACTTTTCCATATAGATGCCCTTTTTGAGATTTCTTCAGCATTAGGATTAGCAGATAAATACCATTGCCACTCGTATTCAGCATAATCATGATTCCATTTTCTAAATTCAGTTTTAATTACATTATCTTGAGGATTCATAATATAAAAGCCAATATTAAACTGTGCTTTAGTATCTCCAAAATTTATTCCGTTATCACTAATACTAGTATACAGATGCTCAAATGCTTGTTGTGCGTTATAATATTTCATACTACCAATTTCTAAATGAATTAATTGTTTTTTTATCTAAGTTAGATTTTAAATTTCCTGCTACATTCCAAAATAAATCTCCTGGTTTCAAGTATTCCCAAACTTTTGCATCATAATTTGATGCGCTAGGGAATGGAGGTATGATCTTACTATTTGAACTAAAGTTTTGATAGTGAGAAATAACATTTGCCCTTCCTTTTTCTCCATTATGAATGTTCCTAGCAACCGCTAAACCATTTGCTTCAGCATTTGGCCAAGCAATCTGTAGTGCTCTATTTAAAACACCTGTTGAAAATGCAGTCCAAAATCTTTCAGGCTCTTCTATCTTCATTGCAGTCTTTATGATCATTGCAGTAACTAGTGGATGTTTAAGTCCTAAAGGAATAAAAAAAGCACCTATTTGCTTAGCGTAATTCTTAGCTATAATATTTAAATTAGGCATTGCTGCTATTCTATGAAAGTGATATTCACAACCATTTTCAATACAATATGCCTGATGTTCTGAAACTTCTTTAGATGATGGCATAAATAAAATTAATTTCTTATTGTATTTTTTACATAATTGAGTAAGAGAAACGCCAGCATAACCAAAACGAGGCTGAACATAAACTATAGTATCTGATTTGCAATTTGCAATTAAAGCTTCTCCAGCTCTTGCTTTTGATCCTACCTCTAGTAAATCTTCTCTAACTACTTTAATACCATCATATGTTTCAATTATTGGTTCTGGAAATGAACTTTCAAATCCTTCTACCATTTCTAAATACTCTTCTCTACTATAAATCTCATCGCAATTAAGATCTGATGAGGTCACTGTAAATTTTAAATTATCTCTCATGACATTAAACTATTTTTAAATACAATGTTATTATTACTTTTTATATGCGCTTCAGATTGAAAGTTTTCAATGTATCTAATAAAATCACATGCTACATCTTCCATGTCATATGGTTTGCTAAAACCTCCTGTAATGTCACATAAATACCTTAGTGCTTGATCTGTTTTCATTTTAGGTAATATCAACTTTAAACATTTCTTTGCATTCGTACCTACATAAACATCTGAATCTCTATCCACATTATCAGGAATGTACTCAGCTAAATCCATAGCAAATGCAGTTAAAACAAAATTTTGTCTTTTGTAACCATTACTTAATAGCCAATCATTTCCTTTATCAACTACGGATTTAATACCTACTTTTTTATCTGATTTATAAATAAAATCAATTAAATAGGTAACTAATTTCATTGAGTCTTTGATAATAAAATTCCTAAGTCCTCCATTGATCATCGGCAACATATAACCTTTTACATCACAAAATCCTTTTTCAGGTAAAAAGTTCAACCAATCTTCATGTAATGACCAACCTCTTCTTAATTCATCCGCAATCCAAAAATTACCAAATCCATGTGTACCAAAAGGAGATTGATTTTTTTCTTTAGGAATGTAATTAATACCAGAACCGCACAGCCTAAATAAGTAGCACATTCTAATAAAATTATCTGTACTTAGACGATCATCTAGCATTTCAAAATACTTACCATTACCTTTTGGATCTTTATCTCTATAGATTATAGCTTCAGGTAATGAACTAAACGCAGCAAATCTTCTATTGACAACATCATATATTGGAACATTCCAAATTAAATCATCAGCAATATCTGATTCAGTCCAATTACCTCCTTGAAATTTTAACTCTTGCATCATTTTTGCTTTAGAGTAATATTTTATAAAATTATCTAGCATAGTTAAAATAGTTTAAGTTGTTCTTTGATTCTATTTATGTAAAATTTTGGTCTTATGTGAACAGATTGTTTAGGCTCCATTATTTCAAAATCTAAATTACCTTCTTTATTTAAGAAAAATTCAGGCCATTCAATATATGGAATACCAGATTCTAAAATTATTTTATTAGCTTCATTTCTTAATTCCTTTCTTAAATCTATTGATCCAAAAAAGTTCTGTCCTTTGTACTGACCTGATTTAGGTATTTTTCTTGATTCATCCTCTACAGGTAATAACATAGTTATTGTTGAATTGTATTTAGAAGCGTAATCACAATATCTTTTAAACAAATCTCTAGTTGTTTCAATTGCATTTGATTGCCTTGCTAAATGAAATCTCAAATCTATATTACCAAAATAAAATATTACATGCTCGTAGTTAGATAAATCCATGTTTAATTTTAAAAACCCATGTAATGTTTTACCATCATTTCTTGATATAGTGTAGTTTTCATTTGGCCATACTGATAAAGAATGACTATCACCAATAACTAAATTAGATCTAGTTGGTAATTCAACTAATTCATGCTTGTCGTTCTGATCATAAAGAGACAATTTTCTTTTAATAGAAAAATCAGATAACTGAAAACCATCCAAACTTAAAACTTTACCTTTAAAATCATTTAGCTTTTTTGACCTTGTTAATACCTCATCGTTAATACCTCCAATAATATTAAAAGAACCTGTTCTGAAATTTACACCATGATATATTATCAACTCATCGTATTGATTCCAATCATCATTTTCATTTATAATATCAGCATTGAATAATTTACTAACTATATTAACCATTCCTGCAGAATGTGAATTCAATGATGTAGCAGGGTTATTTAATATTCCAACTATTGCTCTTTTCATAATGTTATTTTTTCGTTATAATCATTTAAAACAGCTAAGTACGCAACAGCATCTAGTAAATTATCTTCTTTGTGATTGTAAGATTGTCTAGATAACTTTAAAGCAACTAACATAAGATACATGTCCTGAGGTGTTATGTCTTTACCAGTGCATCCTGATGCGATTTTAGCTGCTCTTTCCATGCCTTCTTCAAAAGGTCCATACTGCCTTTCTTTTTCTTCCTTTCTTAGGTTGCAAATTTCATTTGCTTTTTCTAAAATATTCATAAATATTCGTTTAATAAAAAAGCCCTCATTCTCCTCACGGCTCTCACCTCGTGATTTGAATAAAGGCTTTACTAATCCTTTTGGTTTTATAACGTGAGAGCAAACCATTCTGTAAAATTATAACAAGATAATCTATTTTTTGTTGTATTATCTATTCATTTTTTCACAATATTTATACCATTCATCCATTGTCCAAACTTGATAAATTAACCTAGGATCTCTATCCAACTTTTTTATTGCATCCTCTTTTGAGTTTGCTTGAATAATAAATACTTCAGGTTTATTTTGAATCCAACAATAAATTCTAAATGGTTTAGAAGTTGAGAAAGTTGTCGCCTGATGTATCTTCTCGCCGAAATGGCTCTGATAACTTAGCACTGAAGAATTTTCCATTTTTTCCGTCTTTTACCCATAAGGCGATTTCATACTCTTTTCCTTCTACATTAATTTTGCCAGAATAATCTGGATGCTTCTCTGATTTTTTATCATTTTTAAAGATAGCTCCAGAGTTAGTGTTGTCGTAATTCATAACTTATTTTTATTTTAAATTTAATTAATTTATTTTAATTCTTTTTTTAATTTTTCAATATACAAAGTAGCGTCCATCAACTCTTCTTGTAAGTGGTTTAACCAGCCTAATAAATCAACGTCAGTTCTGTCTAAGTTAGTTCCGTATTTCTGTTGTCCGAGTTTTGAACGTTCCCAATATTTACCAAGTACCGCGATTAAAACGGTGTCTTCGTGTTGAATGCTTTCGTTTGTTATGTTCATTTTATTATGATTTACTTTCTACAATATCAATTAGTTTTTTAAGACAAGCAAGTTCTGCTTCTTCGTATGAAAAAGAACCTTTACAAACATCTGTTCTTTTTGTTTCTATTGAAAAATAGTACCAAACACCTTTCTTATCTACTGTTCTATTCGGTTGTGTAAATAAACAATACTTCTCTCTAAACCATCTAAATGCTTGTTGCCAAGTTGGGGCAGAACATGACTCATCTTCATCTAAATATGTATTTTGGTGGTTATCAAATTTACAATCTCCTTGATATTTAATATCATCACCAGATTCTTTAGGTGTATCTGACAATCTACCGTCTAATTCATAATAACTAAAACAAGGTTCATCAAATCCCAATGCTTTCATTCTTAAACTTAATTCATAATTTACAAATTCTTTTTCCATTCTATTCTGATTTAAAGGTTTCGTTAATTTTTTTTATCCTGCGCAACCTGATGGGTATTTAGTAATTCGTTTATTATCTTTTAAGCCTTCAATATATCCTTTTCTCCATTCTTTCTCAAGTTGTTCCTTTTCCATTTCTTTAGCTTGTTCTAAATCCTCAAGAAATATAGTTCCATTTTTAGCCCATTCACTATATAACCAATCTACTGCTGTTTTCATCTTATCAATTCGTTAAAATATTTTCTACAATGTCCTATTTTATACTTCATCTCGTTAACAACCCCTTCGTTATATTCAACGTGAAAGGCTTTTACTCGTCTATCTTTCGGTATATGGTCGAAATTATGAATAGACATAACATCTCGAATAGTTTCTTCAGAGGGTTCGATTTCGTATTTACCCCACGCGGTTCGTCGTATTTCATCGTTAACAATTTCTTCAGGTGTGTTAATTAAACAATAACTAATCAAAGCGTTCTTTTTACCAGTGAGCCAC